AACGAGCGTTCGGATCAGCTGTTGCGTTGACTAGGGATTGCTTGAACGTTATGTTGTCGCCACTCTGGGTGATCAAAAAATCACCGTCTTGCGTAGCTGCAGGGCCTTCTGCACGAAAATTACCGTTATCTAAATACTTTTTAAGTGTACGGATCCGCCTAACCTCTGCTCCACCGAGGTCATTGCCGGCAGTAGTCTTATTGGCTAGCAACAACAGCGATGTCATGCCGCTGCCTAAATTGCTGATGGTAAGCGTTGGGCGAGGCAACGTTCCAGTGTTCGTGTACTCGAAACCCTCTGCCTTAACAGGGATGCGGGCATATGCTTGCTCGGCAAACACAATATCGGCATCGCCGAAATCGTTGACGCCAGCATGAAAATAGTAGATGTCGTTGCTGCCGTGCAGTTCTGCTTTTAACCGCACCTGGAACAGCTCGATAATTGCACTGGGATTGCTAAGCGTAAGATCGCTGTACGTTGCTGAAATTGCGGTCCAGACACAATCTCCGTCTGTAACAGTGTCACCTATTGAGTTGGGCCATGTAGGTTCAGTGCTTCCTGTTGTACCAGTAGTTGTGCATCTGAAGTGCAATCCGGTGCCTTCATCCGTAGTGGGACGACGAATATCACCGACATTACGCAGCCTGTTTTTCTTCCACTCTGTAACTGCCATTACGGTTCAAAGACTTGACGGAACGTTGCCTGAATTGTCGCGCGACCTAGGTACGGAATTGACTTGCTCCACTCCTCGCAGACAAACTTAGAACTGCTTGCCTCGCCCGGTGGTGTGTAGTCAAATGCAAGGTTGTCTGTTGCACGCGCATCCAAGAATGTCTCAATAACGTCAGATTCAGTTTCTGACACCTTGAACGTCAGGTTATGGATCTTGGGGTTCTGATTCAGGCCATAGGTCAAACGTTTTTCATAGCCATCGCCAAAACGCACCGTTCTGACGTTTGGTGCGCTGCGTTTTTGCGAGTCGTAGCAAGGTGCTACGGAAATGTTGCTTAGCTCTGTGTCAAAGTTTGCCATCAGCGTGCAAGAAGACCGCCAGGACGTTTCTGCTTCACCAGTTCCTGCTGCACTGCAATGCCGATTGCTTTGCCCAGTTGCGAAGCTTGATCAGCATTGCCCTCAACAGACGAACCAGAGGCATCCACGTTTACCGTCACATTAGCGCCACCCATTGCGTTGTTTGGAACGATATTGCCTTGCGCTCCAGGGACGAACAACTCAGGGCCACGCTCGCCAACAAGGTAAGGGCGTCCAGCTCCAACAGGGCCGCCGTTGGCTCGGGCAAATACGCTGTTGGCAGGGTCATACAAATTCCCTGACTGAAGAACCTCAGTAACGTTTGATCCTTGAATGTCAAGTTGTTGCCCTCCTCCCATTCCGGCAAACATGCGAGCAACGCCAATCGCGATATACGTCGCAATCATTTGTTTGGCTGCATCCACCAACATCGACGCAATGCTGCGAAGGAAGTCTGCAAATGCCTGCTCCGCAGTCTTCGTGCCTTCAACGACCGCAATCAGACTGTCAAACAGCGAGTCCGTCACTGGAACGGTAACTGCCATTGCGTCTGTAAATCGCGCCTGTGCTATCGCAGCAGCATCAATCGAAGGCCGAAGCTTTTCATAGGAATCCCTTACTGCTTCAAGATCTTCTAGCTTGAATTGCTGAGTCAGAATTACATCTGGATCAACCTTTTCATTTCTAAGTTTCTGAATACGCTGCTGCAGCTTTCCAATCTGCTCGTTATAGGCTTCAAGCTGTGCAGCTGAACGACCAAGAGTTTGCTCTTGGAAGTCTTCGCTTTGGCCAAAGAATCCAAATCCTGCTGTAGAAAGTTCAGCCTTTCTTTCAAAATCCATGCTGCGAATTTGCAGCTTAGCGTTGCGTTCTGACTCAAGCCTCAACAACTCACGGTTGTCCTTGATTTCTTGCTCTCGGTTTTGACGCAATATCTCTGCTTGACGATTGCGCTCCAGCTGCAATTCGGTTGCTCGTTTTTCGAGCTTGACTGCAAGGTCAAATTTTTCGTTGATTCCATCACGAACTTCACCTTCAATCTTCCCGACAAGAGCTTGCTCGCGTTGCAGCTCAAGAGTTTTAAGACGCAGTTTCGACTCTAACTGAAGCCCTGTTTGCCGACGCTCAAAAGATTGCTCTTCGGAGCTTGACATGTCGAGCATTCCAAGCTGCACTCCACCTAGCTGTTGGAACAAAGAAATAGTTGCTTGCTGGAGAGAAGAAACTTCTGCATTGATTGCTCGCTCAACCGTGAGGACATTGTTCGCATTATTAAGACGCGCTCTGTCTAAAATGCCTTCTTTTTCTTTGAGATCATTTCGCAGTTCTAAAATTAAATTAGTGTCTTTATTGACGCGACCGTTTTCTTCATTTAGCGCTTTTCGAGCATTATTAACATCGTTTTGTGCTTTTTCGATGGCAAGAATGCCTTCTGCTCGCGCAAAATCATCGCGACGAGCTGTCAAGCGGGTGCGCACCAAGTCAGTTTCTTTTTCTTGAATGCTTGCCTGCTGTTTTAAAACGTCACGAAGAATTTTGTTTAAAGTTACACTTTTACTGGTCTCTCCGTTAATTCTTTTGGTGTAATCTTCGGCCAAAAGAAGAAACCCATTTCTTTCGGCAAGAAGCTGATTTAACTCTTGCTCTTCAGCAAAAGATCTTTGAGGCAGGCTTTGCAGTTGACTGATTCTTGGGTTTCGCGCCTCTGCCTCACCTTGAAAACGGCTACGGGCTTTTTCATCAGGGCTTTGACCTCCGCCAATTCCAGTAAATCTTTTAATTATCTCCAAGAACCCACGAAGAGGCCCTGAAATAAAATCCTGAAGTTGAACTCCAAGCTCTGCCATAACTTGGTCAAATTCCCTAGAAGTTCGACCAAGCTCTTGAAACCTTTTTAACGCGCCAGCTCCATACGCATCTTCAAACGCATTGCGAGCGGCTGTTGCGACTTCAGAGCCTCGTCCCTGAGAAACGAGAAACTCTGCCGTGCCTGCAAAGCCAGGCTGCGTTGATGTTCCTAGCTTTGGAATAAGCTGATTTACATTTTTAGTAAGTTTGTTAAAAACTTCTCCGGTGTTAAGAGCAGCTTGTCCAAGCTTGTCAAGCTGTTGGCCGAGCGCACCACCCAAAACGCTGCCGCCAAAACCTCCAAAGGCTCCTAGCGTTCCACCAATGACCGCTCCTGGACCTCCGCCAAACAACAGCGGAAAACCAGCGCCTGCAGCAAAATTAGTAGCAATTCTGCCTGCTCTTCGTTTTTCTGCTCTCTCATCTATTTTTCTTTGCCTTTCAAGTTTTTTGTTTTCCCTGTCTATTGCATCTGAGTTTTTCTTGCGAGCCCTAGCCTCCTCTTCTTTGAGTTTTTTCTTGGTGCGTAAAGTTCTGAGCAAGTTTGCTCTTCTTTCAAGTTGAGCTTCACGATCCTCAAGGCTCATCAAGCCCTTTTGAGCACGTCGTGCATTTTCTGTTGCACGCGCAATGTCGTTTAGTTCTTTTTCAGCTTTTTGTACGACTGCGGTAAATTCATTAAAGACACCTGTGCCTTTTTCAGTATTTGCAGCTAGTTCAGAAAACGCACTAATTGTGTCGCGTATTGCTACTTCTGTTTTACCTACACTTTTTGTCCCTTTATTTATATCCTTTGCCAGTTCAATTACTTTTTTTCTTGCGTCCCCAAGCCTCTCTAGTCGCGCCGCTCCACCAATGTTTGCAAGGTTTAACGGCTTATCGTTTATACGCCTAACGATGTCTTCAAGCGCTTTTGCGCCACGAATTGCTCTATCAACAGCGCTTTGACCGTTAAGCCGTAGATCTAGGTTGATCCCAAAATTAGCCACGGCTAGACGGCGACCTCACTCAATCTTACCGCCTAGACATTGCTTGCGCTCTATTAGCAGTTTTAGCATTCTGGATAGCCTTCTCTTCCTGCTCGTTCTTCAACTCAAAAAACGCAGCCCAACCGATCAGCTCTTCCTGTGTCAACGTCTGTGAAAGCTGAGCAACCGTCATGCCCAGCTCCTTTGCTAACGCGTAAAGAAAGAACCAATCGCCATTAGCTTTTGAGATCTGCCTTCGCTTCCTCCACCTTGTTTTCCGTTCCAGAAGCCAGCATTGCCAGCTGGATGTCCTGAAGCACTGCAGCCTCAACAGAGTTCTTTAGCACAGCCTTTTCACCATCCTGGAAAAGACGCTTGCCATCAGCATCCAACGCTTTACGGATCATCATGCCAAGCGCAAAATCGCTGGCTTCATCAGAGTCAGCGTTCTTTTGGATCGACTCACGCTCAGCAATCGTCAACGGATGCCAGTAGATCTCCAGCACCACTTCTCCATCCTGCTCAACTTGATGCTTATACAGCTGGCTTACACCAAACTTGTTGCGAAGAACTTCTGCAGCCCGCATAAAGTGTTTTTGTGCTACCTATACAATACTACGCAGTTGCAGTGAAGCCGCAAGAAATCACACCAACGAAGTGTGAGCGATCCTCGATGTCAAGCGGCGTCGGACCA